GCCTTGGAGAATCCGCCTTCTCCAGATGCTGTCAGCGCAATCTTATTATAGAATCTTCCGCTCGGAACCTTAACGATTCCGGCAAACCCTTCGATTGCCTTCTTGGAAGCCGTGGTGTCGAGATCTTCGATCAGGCCGTATACTGTCGGGTTGATAAACAGATAGCAGGTTGCAAGGTTCGCCTCCGCGTTCTCGATCTCTCCTCTTGCTGTTCTCAGGGCGGCGAGTGCGGCCTTCCCGTCAGCCAGATCCGCAGAAGCGGTCTTAATACCACTGATCTGGGCGTATCCCGCAAGCCGGTATGCATCCAGTTCCGGGGCTACCTTGGTCCGTAAGAACTCGCCTGATAGGCGTCCAAATGCGATTCCTGCAGACTCGATATTATCCATAGCGTCAATAGTAAACATGCGTCCCCTGTCGTATCCGCACTTCTTGGTCTCGTATTCCAGGGTTACATCGCCGGGAACGTAACCGGACTGCCTATTATAGTCTGCCAGCCCCTGCATAGACATCTTAGGGATCAGGATCTCGTTTGCGTTTGCCCCTTCCTGGACAAGATCGTTTGGGCCATCCAGGACCGAGGTCAGGGATGCGAGCTTGTATACCTCATCCAGCATTGTGGAATACTGCTTTCTTAATTCGATTGTATTTGCCATAACTTAATTACCTCTCTTATTCTTTCTTCGCCGGAAGTCCCATAGCCATACGGACTGCTGACATGTCGTCTCCCATTCCCTGGATTTCCGTTCCGCCTGTGCTTCCTACCGGGTTGTTGATTGGTTCATTTGCTCCAAATAGATAGGCATCGGATTCCTTTGCGGTCTCCAATGCTTTTTTGATGTCTTCCGTCTGATCCTTAGATGCTTTCAAAGTTTCTACGTCCAGAAGCGCCATTACCGCTTTCTCATTGCGCCCGCCCGCTTCTTTGATCGCCTGTGAAAGCCCTGTCTGCTTCTCTTTGTGCATACTCGTCATCCTTCTTCTTCAGGTCATCCTGCAGTCTCATTATCTCGCTCTGAAGTCCTTCAGGATCCACGCCCTCGAACTTTTTCAGTTCGCCGGATACAGTGTCGTACTGGGACTTATAGTTGTCCCTCTGTTCTACCGCCTTGTCGTACTCTGCTTTTGTCCGGTAATTTTCTTTCCATGCCTTATCAAACTCCGCCTTTTTCTCTTCTGAAAGTTCAAGACCAAACTCCTTCATAATCTCATAAATATTTTTCATTGTTTCATTCCTCCTGAAATAGTTTATTGACCGCTCTTTCAGCGGTATGGGATATAGCACGTTAGACCTCGCGCCGGGTAGTTGTCCAGTTTATAGCCTTGTGGCAGGGCATAAAAAAACAGGACGCATAACCCCGCGCCCAAAGGGAGAAATATGGATCACCGCCTTTCTACTGATAGCCCGTTATCATCAAAGCATATCGTATCTCCGATTTTCGCCATCTGGCCATCGATTCTCACCCCTTTCAGAAAACTGTAGCCGTCTAAGATGCTGTAAACAAATTTAATTGTCTTATAGTTAATGCGGACCGCCAGCCAATCAGGAGCCAGCCTATCCGCATCTTCTGTTACCTTATATCTTTCCATCGCCGCCACCTCAAAAAGAGCATAAAAATACCACTCGCGCCGCAGCACGAATGGCATTTATAGGACTTTTTCAATATCATCAATCGTGATATCGATTGTCTCCCAGTCTTTGGGGGAACTCCCGACATCCGCAATAAATACTTTGTTCTCAAAGGCTTCCATGATAGACGCCTTCCTTCCGTCTTTCAAAAGCACGGTATCAAATTCCTTAACCTCCATTTTACTTCACCTCTTTAATGTAAGCGCTTGACATTGATGTAGAGCCGTCCGGCCTATGCAGCCACCCAACAACGACATTTGCAGGCATTGCGCTCTTTCCGTAAATAATCATTTTCTGCTCGTACCTATCGCCATACCCATTGTTGCCTTTGTAGACTGCCGGATACTTTGATGCCCTTTGCCTTATTTCGTCCCGCAGCTCCTTCCAGTTTTTTTCTGAGTAGCCCAGCCGGGAAGAAAATGCTTTGCCTTTTGCCAGGCCTTCCGCATGATCGCCGCCGAATAGATACCTTGTAAATTTCCCATCTGGAAGGACTGCCCCCTCTGCATGGGGGAGTTTTAGTCCCGGATGCTCAATTAACTCATTACGTCTTTGATAATCGAGTTTCATAAATTTCCATCTCTCATTATCATTATATTTATTCTGTCCAAACTGCGCAAGGGAACCTGCATCTTTTCCAATGATTTTCTTGTATCTTTCATACTGCTTGATATCCCTTCCGGCGTTCTGTATCATCTGCGGAGGGAACATCCTCATGGCTTTCATGCTTTCTGGCGCTACTCTTCCTCGCATATCGTAATAGATGCGCTCTCGCTCCTGCTGGAGATTCATCTTCCGTGAAAACCTTCCATATTCATCCAGCTGGGCCTGATACTTGCACCTGGCCAGCATGGTCTCATCCGGATCCGCGCCACCCTCCTTAAGCAGCGCTACCTTCTCGCGCTGCGCCCGCATGGCCGTTTCCATCTGCCGCTGCTGCTGCTTCGCCTCATAGACGGTGTACTTCCTCCCCATCCATTCCTTAGGCGTATTCTCTTTCCGGTTCTGC